TTATATGGATTCAAACATAACTTTTGATAATCTATATAATCAAGATGACAGGAAAGACTAATGGCATTATCTGGAAGCACTAATTTTGAACCAAATGTTACTGAATTTATTGAAGAAGCATATGAAAGGTGTGGTGCAGAACTTAGAACAGGTTATGACCTAAAAACAGCTATAAGAAGTGTAAATCTTATGCTTGCAGAATGGGCAAACAGAGGATTAAATCAGTGGACTATAGAGCAAGCCACACAAACTGTTTCAGAGGGAACTACGAGCTATTCGTTAAATTCTAATGTGATTGATGTTTTAGACGTTGTTTTAAGAAGAACTGTTAATCAAACACAAACTGACATTAGCATGAATCGTGTAAGCAGGTCAGAGTATCTAAACATACCGAATAAAACAACCAAGGCAAGACCCTCACAATTTTTCTTTGATAAGTTAACAACACCATCTTTAAAAATATGGCCAGCACCAGAAAACAGCACAGATGTTTTAGTATTCAATAAACTTGTGCGTATGGACGATGCAGATAAAGCTACAAACACAATGGATATGCCTTTTAGATTTTACCCATGTTTTGTTGCTGGGTTAGCCTATTATTTATCGCAAAAGAAAAACCCACAGCTTACACCACAACTCAAAGCTTTATATGATGAAGAATTTCAAAGAGCAGCTGACCAAGATGAAGATAGAGCTTCATTTCGTGTACGACCTGATATTAGGATGAATTGATGGCATACGCATTAGGCAAGTTTGCAAAAGGTTTATGTGACCGTTGTGCTTTTGAATATAAATTAAGTGAATTACGAGAAGAATGGAATGGTGCAAAAGTTTGTCCAAGTTGCTATGAACCAAAACATCCACAACTAGAACCTTTAACAGCAACAGCTGACCCAGAAGCATTATATAAACCAAGACCAAACAACGACCATGAAGAAGGTGAAGGTTTTGTTGTGGTTGTAAATTCTAATATTTTTTTACCAGACTACATGAATCCATCTACTCTACCGACTAACTTTACTGTTAGTGAGATGACAGGTAGCGTTGGCGAGGTTACAATAATTACATGACATTATCTGAATTAAAAACTCTTATACAAAACTATGTAGAAAACACAGAAACTACATTTGTAAATACTTTAGACGATTTTATCAAAAACGCTGAAGAAAGAATATTTGAACTTATACAGTTTGATTTTTTTAGAAAAAATGTTACAGGTAATCTTACTACTGGTAATACTTATCTAACAGCACCTACTGATTTTCAAATGAGTTTTTCTTTAGCTATTATTGATTCTAACGGCGATTATAAGTATTTAGATAAAAAACATCCAACATTCATGCGTGAGTATGCTGTAGACCCAACAGATGCAACAGCAAGAAGTCAACCTTTATATTACGCAGATTTTGACAAAGAACTTTCAACAGCAAGTGACAACGGTTCTACTTTGATAGTAAGTCCTGTGCCAGATGCAGATTATAATGTTGAATTACATTATCTTTTTAAACCAAATTCATTAGTTACAGACACAACAGGGACATGGCTATCTAATAATGCAAGAAACGCTTTGTTATATGGTTCACTTGTTGAAGCAAATATTTTTTTAAAAGGTGAAAGCGATATGCAGAAGCAGTACGAGCAACGTTTTACACTAGAAATAACAAGGCTTAAAAACCTTGCAGAAGCTCGCGGAAGGAGAGACGAATACCGTTACGATTCTTTGAGGTCAACGGTTAGTTAAAATTTATGAAACAAATAGAAAGTCTTAAGGGCAAATCAGTTGCCATAGTTGGTATGGGTAAGAGCTGGTTTGATTATAATTTAGCTAAATCACACGGAGTACATTTTGATGAAGTATGGGCCATAAATGGCGTAGCTTCAGTCATTTACCACGATAGAGTATTTATGATGGACCCTGCTTCTAGGTTTTTAGATACAGATGATGCTGGTGGTCAAACTAAAAGCATGGCTGATATGCTGCAAGAACATGAAGGTCCTATATATACGTGTGAGCTAGATGATAGATGTCCAGGTCTCGTAGAGTTTCCATTAGAAGAAGTAGTGCAATACTCAAACTGTCATTACTTAAATAACACAGTAGCCTACGCTGTAGCATTTGCATATTGGAACGAAGTGGCAAATTTAAAAATGTTTGGTATAGATTTCAGTTACAAAGGCAATTTACATTTTGCAGAAGCTGGTAGAGGCTGTGTAGAGTTTTGGCTAAGTAAATGTATATCAGCAGGTATGCAAGTAGAAGTAGCACACAGTTCAGGTTTATTAGATACAGACGTTCCAGCAGAACAAAAGTTATACGGATACCATAGATTAAAAAATCCTTATATTATTTTGGTTGGTGAAAATGGTATTGAATTAAAAAGAGTTGATACCTTAGATATTGTAAAAAAGAAACAAGAACCGATGCTAATAGACAGGCACGATTCACATTTAAAACCTGTTGAACCAAAGAAATGGTAGACAAAATAACACCTGCAGGTATGCCTGGTTTAGGCCTTATAGAAGCAAAAACTTCAAATTATGGAGGCCATACACCAGAATTTTGGGCAGAAAGACTTACAGAAAAAATTGTTAGTAGTAGTGATAGCGAGGACCCATACATTAAAGAACAAGCAAAAGCTTATAAAGATTTGATTTACAAGGTTTGTTTGATTTATATAAAAAATGCGTTAAAATCCTATAAAGCTACTCTGATACAAGACTTTATAAAACAAGGCGATACAGAGTTAGCAAATATTATAAAAAGGATTTAATATGGCTATAACATCAACATTAACAACTAGCTTCAAAAAACAACTTTTAGAGGGAGTTCACAACTTTAAAAACTCTGGAGGTGGTACTTTTAAATTAGCTTTATATACAAGTTCCGCTACGTTAGGTGCTACTACTACAGCTTTTACTACAACAGGACAAGCAAGTGGTACCAACTATACTTCTGGTGGTAGTAATTTAACAAGAGTTGACCCAACATCAAGTGGCACTACTGGTTTTACTGATTTTGCTGATTTAACTTTTGGTACGGCTACAATTACAGCTAGAGGTTGTATGATTTATAATTCATCTGCAACTAATGCTTCTGTTGCAACAATAGATTTTGGCGGAGATAAAACATCAACAGCAGGCGACTTCACCATAGTTTTTCCAGCCGCAGCAGCTAGTACAGCTATTATCAGAATAGCTTAGGTTAGCCTACTATGGCTAACATAACTGGTTGGGGTCGAGGCACCTGGGGACAAGGTACCTGGGGCGAACCTATACCAGTTACTCTCACAGGATTAGCAGCTACCAGTGCGTTAGGCACTGTATCCGTAGTAGCCAAAGCTAATGTAACTCCCTCTTCTCAAGTTGGCACCACAGCAGTGGGTACCCCTACTTTTGATTGTGAAGCTAATTTAACTCTCACAGGACAATCATCTACAAGTGCTCTTGGCACAGCTACGGTTGTAGCAAAAGCTAATGTTACGCCGTCAACACAAGTTGGAACAAGTGCATTAGGCACCGTATCTACAGTTGCAAAAGCAAATGTAACACCTAGTTCACAAGTTGGCACATCTGCTATAGGAGGCGTAGGTGTTAATGGCGATGCAGTTGCTAATGCACCTGGAGCAGTAGGCTCAGTTGGTAGTGTTGGAGTTGATGTAGATGGAGAGGCATATCAGGTTTAGCTGCTACTTCTGCAGTTGGTTCGGTAACAATTCATCACAATGCACAATTTAACATTGATGGTGTTTCTGCAACTGGAGGTGTAGGTTCTGTAACTACTATAAATAAAGCAAATGTGCTTATTACAGGTGTATCAGGTACTGGTGAAGTAGGTTCAGTTCTTATTTGGTCCCTGATAGATGATACACAGACAAAAAATTATGCTAATATAAATACTGACCAAAGTTCATCCTTTGCTGAAATTAATGAAACACAAACCCCAAATTGGGAAGAGGTAGCATAAAAAATGGCAACTTATGTAAATGATTTAAGGTTAAAAGAAATAGCTACAGGTGACGAATCAGGAACCTGGGGTGCATCTACGAACACAAATTTAGAATTAATAGCTGAAGCATTTAGCTTTGGCACTGAAGCTATTACTACAAACGCAGACACACATACAACTACAATAGCAGATGGTGCTACAGACCCTGGTCGTTCTATTTACCTAAAATATACAGGTACACTTGATTCAGCTTGTACTATTACTATTGGACCAAACACAGTATCTAAGCTTTGGTTTATAGAGAACGGAACATCAGGTTCACAAAATATAATTATTTCACAAGGTAGTGGTGCTAATGTAACTGTACCAGCAGGAGAAGTGAAAGCTATTTATTCTGATGGAGCTGGTTCTGGTGCAGCTATGGTAGATGCTTTTGCTAATTTAAAAGTATCAGATGCAGCACAAACTAATATTACAAGTCTTGGAACTCTTACAACACTTACAGTTGATGATATAACTATTGATGGCTCTACTATTTCTGATAGTGGCGATTTAACACTAGATGTTGGTGGAGACATAATTTTTGATGCTGATGGCTCAACAATAAGCATGAAAGATGGTGGCACAAATAGAATTACATTTAATTTAGATTCAACTCCCGATTTAGTTTTAGCAGGTGGTAATGCAAGTATAACCGCTTCTACATCTGATGCAGATTTATCATTTATAGGTAATGATGGTGGCTCAGATGTTACTGCTCTTACCCTTGATATGTCAGATGCAGGTACAGCTAAATTTAATCACAACATACAATTAAATTCTGCTGGTGCTTATATCAGTTTAAATAATAATGATGATTCAAGAATAGCAGGGGATGGAGATTCAATAGATTTTAACCTTTGGGATAATTCAAGTGCTTATCAAACTAGAATGACAATTTTAGATACAGGTAAGGTTGGAATTAATGAGACTTCGCCAGCAAATAATCTACATTTAGGTATTAGTAGTGGTGGACAGGGTGTTCTTGTAAAAAGCACAGGCGACCATTCTGGACTGTTGCAATTTAATGTAAATAGAAGCAACTCTAACAGAGTTTTAGGACAATTATTAGGAACATGGAATGGAACTGATGTATGTGATATACAACTTAAAACAGCAGATGACACTACTAATAAAGATAACGGACAAATAACATTTAGCACTTCTACAGCAAATAATCTAAGTGAGAAAATGAGATTAAATGACCAAGGAAAGTTGGGTGTGGGGACTACCACGCCTCAATCTGGTGTCCATATTGCTGAAGGTGGTTCAGGTGCTGATGGTGGTTCAGTTCTTACTTTATCATTCACAGGCTTTGGCTCTATTGTCAATAATGATGACTTAGGTAGCGTACATTTTGGTGGTGTAACAAGTGGTGGAGTAGGTATTCACAATGCAGCTAAAATTATGGTAGAAGGTGATGGTACTTGGGCAAGTAATGATTATCCAACAAGAATGGTGTTTTTTACTACAACAGATGGTGCTTCATCTGCAACAGAGAAAATGAAAATTGATAATTTAGGTGAACTTTCTACAACTCATGCCGCAACTGCACATACCAACGGATTAAATATAATAAATTCCCAAGCTGGTGGTTATGGTTCTGCATTAAAATTACAATCTGAAAGGTCAGACACTAATGCCATAGTAACAGCAGCAAGAATAAGAACCGAGGGTGCAGAAGCATGGAACGCTGATAATGCAGTAAGTAGTGCATTTATATTTGAAAGTGTACAAGATAACTCATTAAATGAAAGGTTTAGAGTTACAAGTTCTGGATTTTTAACTTTGGGAACAAGCACGGCTGGTGCTGTATTTACAGTAACAAACGCCATGTCAACCACTACTACATTAGTGAAATTAACTGATGCAGGTGGAACAGGAACTCATACACAAATAGATTTTAATAATACAAATGGGCAAGTAGGCACAATTAACACAAGTGGTTCATCTACATCATATAACACATCTTCTGATGCAAGACTAAAAAATGTAACTGGCAAAGCTAGAGGTTTAGAAGTAATAAATAAACTAAATCCAGTATCTTTTAATTGGAAAGCAGATGACAAAGCTGACGAGGGTTTATTGGCACAAGAAGTACTAGATATAGTACCAAATGCTGTATCAGGCTCAGAAGAAGATATGTACCAAATGGATTACAGTAAATTAGTTACACCATTAATTGCAGCTATACAAGAACAACAAACACAGATTGATGCCTTACAATCTGAAATTAATATTTTAAAAGGAGAATAATATGGCAATATCATATTCTTGGGATTGTAAAACTTGCGATACATACCCAACAAAAAGTGGTAAATCAAATGTAGTACATAATGTGCATTGGAGACTTACAGCAACAGACGACACTAATAAAGATAGTGATGGTAATAACTGGACAGCATCTTGTTATGGCACACAGTCACTAGACACATCTGATTTATCTAGTTTTAAAAATTGGTCTAATCTTACCAATAGTGATGTACAAGCATGGGTTGAAGCTGCATTAGGTAGCGATACTGTAACTAATATGAAAGCTGGATTAGATGCAGATATAGCCAAAAAAATTACACCTACATCTGTACAAAAAACATTAAGCTCTTAATATGGCTACGCAAGAACCAGTTGTAATGATTGATGACAAAGAAGTTAAAGTAAGTGAGCTTACAAACGAACAACAATATTTTCATAGTCAAATACTAGATTTAACCAATAAACAAAAACGCATACAGTTTGAACTTGACCAAGTTAATGCCAGTTTAAGTGTGTTTCAAAACGCATTTATAGAGTCTGCTAAACAAAAAGCAGATGAAGTCTTAAATAATCCAGAGGAGGATAAAGATGACAATACTTAATATATTAGTGTGGGTAACTGCAATTATATCTATAGCTTCAGTTATAGCAGCAATAACACCCACTCCAAAAGATGACCATTGGTTTAGTTACATATACAAAGTAATTGATTGGTGTGCGTTAAATGTTTTAAAAGCAAAGGATAAAGGATGAGTTGGTTAGAAAAAATGTGGAGCAAAGTTACTGGCACTGAAAAAGTAAAAGTAAGAGCTAGAAACAAAAAAGGACATTATGTAGCTGATGATAAATCAACACCTGATGTAAACGAAGCTTGGACCACAAAAAGAGTAAAAAAATCTAAAGAGTCATAATGGCTAAATCACCTGATGCGTTTGTTTATAACGCTACATTAGAACGAATTGTAGATGGAGATACATTTGATTGTTGTCTTGATTTGGGTTTTGATGTAAAGCTACATAAACAGCGTGTCAGACTTGCAGGAATAGATACGCCTGAAAGCAGGACTAGAGACAAAGCAGAAAAGGTTTTAGGCCTTGCTGCAAAAGCAAGACTTAAAGAATTGTGTATTGGTAACATAAAAGTTAAATCTTTAGGTAAAGGCAAGTATGGTCGTATCTTAGGCATACCATATACTGAAGATGGTAGAGATATATGCCAAGTGCTAATCAAAGAAGGTCATGCCGTAGAATATGACGGAGGCAAGAAGAAAAAAGTTTGGGGTGATTTTTAATGGAATCAGCCGTAACTCTAATTCAAGAGGTAGGGTTTCCAATTGCAGCAGCTTTAGGCCTTGGTTGGTTTATTTATAAACTTATTATGCGTATTGTTGATGGCATGGAGACAAAACTTGATACCGTTGATGAAAAAGTAGAAGCACAAATAGCAGCTATAGAAGAACGACTTGGTACAAAACTTGATTCGCAACACGGTATTTTGGTAGCATTAATAGATAGGGTGCGTAGTTTAGACAATGAAATTATACGCCAAGACACTTTAGTTAAAACCATCTTGGGTGTGCCGCAACTTATAGACAGCAGCAAAATAGCAAAAGCAGGTAGAGATGACCAAAGAAAAGACTGATAATATTTGGATTTATAGGATAGCAGGACTTCTGTGTATTTTCTTTTTTCTTGTACTTTTAACTAATCCTTTATGGGCAGACACTATCACGCACAAATTTAAAAATCCATCTTTTAGCGGTATAGGTACAAGTTCGCATTATCTTACAATAGAAAATCAAGAATTTAATCGTAAGATGAGTATAAAAGAAGAAATTAAAGCTATACAAGAACAAATAGAAAGAGACAAAGAAAATACAACATTAGCAAGATTTATACGTAATTTAGAATCTAGAATATATGCACAATTATCAAGACAGCTTGTAGAAAATTTATTTGGGGAAACACCAAGCACAGAGGGGACACTAACTCTAGAGGGCAACACCATAAAATATAGTATAAAAGATGGCGTTATAACCCTTATAATTACGGATGAAAACGGAAATGTCACTGAAATACAGCTGCCTATTGGTGATTTTAGCTTCTAGTTGTAGCTTAAACCCTGTTGTAACAAATTTAGAAGACGGTAAAACCTTACCGAATGTTTTACAAATACAATCAAAAGAATTACTGAAAGTTGACCAACCAAAAATACCAATAGTAGTTGCAGTTTATCCAAACAGTTTTACAGACCAAACAGGACAAAGAAAAAGCAATAGCGAGTTTGCGTTATTTTCTTCTGCAATTACACAAGCCCCAAGTCATTTGTTGATAAGAACATTAAAACATACTGCTAATGGTAAGTTTTTTAGGGTTGCTGAAAGAGTTGGTTTAGACAACTTGACCAAAGAAAGACAACTGATACGTTCTGCTAGAGAACAAAACGAACAAACTGATGGTCCAAAACCCATAATGCCTTTGCTTTTTGCAGGCGTACTTATGGAAGGTGCTGTAATAGGATATGACACAAACATTAAGAGCGGTGGTATTGGTGCCAGGTATCTCTCTATCGGTAGCAGCAAACAATATCGTGTAGATAATATTACAGTTGCATTGCGTATGGTTTCTATTGCTACAGGTGAAGTATTAATAGATGTTTTAGTTAGTAAACAGATATATAGTTATGGGCAATCTCAAGATGTATTTAGGTTTATAGAAGCTGGTACAGAGCTAGTTGAGATAGAAATGGGTGATGCAGAAAACGAACCTACAACATTAGCATTACAAAGAGCTATTGAGGAGTCAGTTTTGCAAATTGTTAAAATAGGTTATGATAAAGGATTCTGGGAGAAAAAAGATGATGAAACTGATTAGTTTATTATTTATCTCTACATTAGTATTTGCAGCAGATAATGAAATATACGTAGACCAAAGTGGTGCTACTGCTAATATTGATTTAGAACAGTTAGGTTCTGGAAACATTATTGGTGGTTTAAATTCTGTAGCTGGAACTCTTACAGCTTTAGATTTAGATGGTATCAGTATGACACTTGATATAAACCAAATTGGTGATACTAATAAATTTTTAGGCGACCTTTTGGGTGACTCTATTACTGGATTTTTTGAATTTGACGGTGATAGCAACACATTTACTATACAAGGCGACCCTACAAATACTTATGGTATAGATAATTCTAACTATAATGTAGATGTAACAGGTAGTACAAATACCTTTACATTAGACCATGGTACAAGTGCATTGGCTGCTACATTAGATTTAGATTGGATTATACAAGGTGATGGCAATACTTTTGATTTTGACATTAATTATGATGGTGGCACTTCTTACGTAGATGTTGACGGTGATAGTAATACAGTAAACTTTACTGGTTCTGGTTATGCTGGTGGATACTTTTATTTAGACCAAACAGGTAATTCAAGAACATTTAATATTACTCAAGCAAGCACGCAAGATAATGACTGGCTCAAAATTATTTCAATTTCTGGCACTTCTGCTTCTACCGTTTGTGTTGTTCAAAACGACCAAGGTACAAGCACAAGCTGTTGATATAGGAGATATATCTGAATTAAATGGCACAGCACAAATTGTGCGTGATAAGCCGTATGTTGCTGATTTAAAGTTTGCTATACAAAGCAACGATGAAGCTATAACGCAAAATGGCCGTATGGCTATAACTTTTCTTGATGATTCTACTGTAAAACTTACAGAACATAGTCAGCTACTAATTGACGAATATATTTATGACCCAGACCCAAGCAAAGCAAAGATGGCTCTTACCTTTGGACTTGGTACAGCTAGATTTATTACAGGCAATCTAAACCGTATAGATAAACAAAACATAACTCTTAAAACACCAACAGCTAACATAGCAATACGTGGGACTGATTTTACGGCTACAGTTGATGAACTAGGTCGTAGCCTTATAATTTTGTTACCAGACGCTCTGGGGCTTTCTAGTGGCGAAATAGAGGTAGTTACAGCTACTGGTAGCGTTTTACTAAATAAACCATATCAGGCCACTACTGTTGATGTGTTTGAAAGCTCTCCTACTAAACCAGTTATTTTAGATTTGTCGCTAGATATTATTGACAATATGCTGATAGTATCGCCACCAAAAGAAGAAGAAATAAATCAAGAAGAAACAGCTACAGCTAAAACAGTCAACTTGTTAGATTTTAATGATTTAGATATTGATTATTTGGCAGAAGACTTTTTAGAAGATAATAGCCTTGAGTTTACTGAATTAGACATAAACTATCTTGATGTCAACTTTTTAGAAGATTTGTTGAATGTATTAGATGCGTTAGCAATAGAAGAAGAAGAAGACCAACTAGCGTTAGCTACAGGTATAAACATATCTGGCACACTTGTGGGACAAGATGCAAACACACAAATTTCCACTATAGTTACAGGTCAGACGGTAAGTTTGCGTAGAAGTGTAAGTGAATCAGTACAGCTAGACTTAAATTCAAACAGTGGATATACGGTAATATTAATACAAGATGGAGTCTCAAACATAGTGAAAATAAACGGTGGTGGCGATTCTGTAATTACTATAAATCAAAGTAGCGGATGAAAAAACTTATATTTATAATTTTACCTATATTGGCTTTACCGTTATTGTTTCAAAGCACGCCGACAGAGATACTCAAACTCAAAACCTTTGATGCTTTTGTGCAAACCCCAGAACCATCAGGTAATTTTGTAATACTTAACATCACGGAAGATGATGTCGAACGAGAGGGGGGCTGGCCATTACCAAGACAAAGGTTGGCTGAAATACAAATAGACTTACTAAACAAAGGTGCTATAGGCGTTGGTTGGGTAATAAGTTTTCCACAACCAGATAGATTAGGTGGTGATGAAATGTTTGCTGCAACACTTGAATACGCCCCATCTGTAATAGCTATGTTTGAAGACGGTAAAGGTAAATATCCGTCATCTCCAGGTACTGTTTTACTTGGTGACAGCAAAGGTGGTATAGTTAGTACGGGAGTTAAGTCAAACCTACCTCTACTATCCAACTTCACTTTACAAGGTTTGGCGGTTGCTCCCACAGACGTTGATTTGCTGGTCCGAAAAATACCCCTGTTAGTTAAAACACCAAACGATGAATGGATACCTAGTTTTGGCACACAAATATATAAATCTTTGTTTGATGTAAAAACTTACATTATAAAAACTAATGATAATGGTATAGAGGAAATATCAATACGAGGAATACCACCAGTTAAAACAGATAGTCTTGGTCGTAAATGGATTAGTTGGGTTGATACGCCACAAACAGATTTACAAGAAATGAACGTAAATGGTAAATTTGTATTCGTTGGTGTTACTGCTAATGGTGTAATGCCACAAATAGCCACACCAGTTGGTTTATTAGAGCCACATAAAATACAAGCAGCTTTGTCAGAAAGCATTTTAATACAAGATAGCCCATATATACCAGATTGGTCATTAGCTGTTGAGCTGCTTGTTTTGTTTGTTTTTGTTGCAATAGTGTGGTTTTCAATACAATATCTAGGGACTGCATGGGGGGTAAGTATTGCAATCGTGTGTATGTTTGTTACTGGATATGGCGGTATATACGCAATACAACAGGGATTATTAATTGATGTATCTTGGTCTGTAATATCTGAATTTATAACAGGGTCTATAGCATTTTACCTACGTTTTCGTGAACAATATAAACTGAGACAACAGATAAAAAAACAATTTGAACACTATCTTGACCCAAGACAAGTCAAACAATTACAAGACAATCCGAGTTCGTTAGTGCTTGGAGGAGAAAGAAGATATTGTACATTTTTGTTTAGTGATGTGCGTGGCTTTACAGCACTATCAGAAAAATTAGAACCAGAACAAGTTACTGAAATTATGAACAAAGCACTTACAATACAAGCAGATGCAGTTAAAAAGTACGGTGGTATGGTAGATAAATACATAGGAGATGCAATGATGGCCATATTTAACGCACCGATTGACTTACCAAAACACGAAACTGTAGCCGTTTTGTGTGCCGAAGAAATACAAGAAAATATTAAAAAAGCTAATCTAGGCATAGAAATAGGATTAGGTATAAATTCTGGATTTGCTGTAATTGGTAATATGGGTAGTAATACAAGATTTGATTATTCAGCTATTGGAGACGCAGTAAATCTTGCAGCAAGGCTAGAAAGCTCAACTAAGGAAGTTGGAGAAGATATTGTTATAGGTTATGATACTATCAGTGCTTGTGACTTTGACAATGAAATTGTGTTAAAAAAATTAGACGACATTTTTGTTAAAGGTAAAAAGAAGCCAATACAAATATATACATTAGATAATGGTTAATAAAAAAATGACAGTAAATGATGTAGCAGAAAGACTAACTAAGTTAGAAACAATATCACATGAGCGTTGGAAAACAGCATTTAATGAGTTTTCTGATATAAAACAAGAAATAACCTATATCAATTCAACTATGAAAGCAGCAACTTTTGGAGTATTTGGGTTTTTAGGTGCTATTGGTATAGCTGTACTAACGAGTATATTAATATGAAAGGTTTATTGAAAAATATAGTAGGAGCAGTTGCACCAACAATAGGTACAGCATTAGGTGGACCCATGGGTAATATGGCAATGGGTAAAATAGCTGAAGTGTTAGGCGTATCTAATGACCAAAAATCTATACAACAAGCAATACAAAACGCTACGCCAGAACAAATGCTTGAACTCAAAAAGGCAGAACAAGAGTTTGAAGTTCAAATGAAAGAGCTTGATGTAGACGTTTTTAAACTTGAAGTAGCTGACAAACAAAATGCTAGGGGTATGTTTAGCAAAGATTGGACAGCACGTATTATTGGTTTATTTACAATTGGTGGTTTTCTTGGATACATATTTTTAGTAACCCTACAACCACCAGAACAAAACAGCGAAGCACTAATAAATCTAGTGTTAGGTTATTTAGGAGGATTAGCAAGTGCAATTATTTCGTTTTATTTCGGAGCATCTCACACAGGCGACAAAGGAGACTAGCATGAAAATATCACAAGAAGGTTTATCACTTATTAAAAAATTTGAAGGTTGTAAATTAGAGGCCTACAAATGTGCAGCTGGAGTATGGACTTATGGATGGGGGTCAACCAAAGGTGTTAAAGAAGGCGATACTATAACGCAAAAGGATGCAGATAAGTTGCTTGTTGACGAAATGTCAGAGTATGAAGGATATGTCAATGATATGGTTGATGTAGATTTAAAGCAAAACGAGTTTGATGCTTTAGTATCATGGGTATACAACCTTGGACCAAACAATTTATCTTCAAGCACATTGCTGCAAAGACTTAATAACAAAGACTGGGATGATGTACCGAACCAAATAAAGCGTTGGAATAAGGCTGGCGGACAAGTCAAACAAGGTTTGGTAAGAAGAAGAGAAGCAGAAGCTTTGCTGTTTGAAGGCAAAGAATGGCATGAGGTATAAACGTGCCCTTACAAAAAATAGTATTTAAACCAGGTATTAATAGAGAAGGGACTGCTTACGATAATGAGGGAGGTTGGTTTGATTGTAATTTAGTTCGTTTTCGCAAAGGCAGACCAGAAAAATTTGGTGGTTGGGAAAAAATATCTAGTTCTTCATATCTTGGTACAGCAAGAGCATTACATGGTTGGATTTCATTAGGTGGTACAAAGTATTTAGGCATAGGCACGCATCTAAAATATTACATAGAAAGTGGTACTGTATTTAATGATGTAACACCAATCAGGTCTACCACATCAGCAGGAGACGTAACCTTTTCTGCTAGCGATGGAGATGCAACAATAACTGTTACTGATACAAGTCATGGTGCTGTACAAAATGATTTCGTCACTTTTAGCGGTGCATCAAGTTTAGGAGGCAACATTACTGCTGCTGTTCTAAATCAAGAATATCAAATAGCAACTATTGTAAATGCAAATAGTTACACAGTAGAAGCAAAAGATACGTCAGGTGCTACAGTTACTGCAAACTCATCTGATAGTGGTAATGGAGGTTCTTCTGTTGTAGGCACTTATCAAATAAACGTAGGTCTTGATGTGTATGTGCCTGGAACAGGATGGGGTATTGATGGTTGGGGTGCTGGAACTTTTGGCAGCACATCATCTTTAAGCGACACAAACCAGTTAAGAATATGGACACATGACAACTTTGGTGAGGATTTAATAATAAATCCAAGAGGTGGCAGCATATATAAATGGACTGAAAATAACGGTGTGTCTACTAGAGCTGTTGAATTATCAGGCATCTCAGGTGCTAATTTAGTGCCAACAAAAGCTTTACAAGTTATTACATCTGAAACAGATAGGCATTTAGTTGTGCTTGGAGCTGACCCTATTTCAGGTTCATCAAGAACAGGTACAGTCGACCCCATGCTCATAGCTTTTAGTGACCAAGAAAATGATTTAGATTTTGAGCCCTTGACAACGAACACTGCAGGTTCACTAAGGTTGTCAAGTGGCTCTTCGATAATTGGTGGTGTGAAATCAAGACAAGAAATTCTTATTTGGACTGATACTGCACTTTACAGTATGCAATTTATCGGACCGCCTTTTACCTTTGGAATAAATTTAATTAACGAAGGTGTTGGATTAGTAGGGCCAAAAGCAGCAGTGACCACACCAAAAGGCGTTTACTGGATGAGTTACAATAATTTTTACACATATAATGGTGCTGTTCAAAACATACCATGCTCTGTACACAATTATGTGTTTACTGACATAAATCTTATTCAATCATTCAAAATTCATGCGTTTACCATATCTGATAAAAATGAAGTCGGTTGGTTTTATTGCTCAAGTTCTTCAGATGAAATTGATAGATACGTAATATACAACTATTCAG